TTTCAGTTAATACAATTATTAGATTAGTTACATTATTCCAGTTATTGTCCATAATGGAATTGTACGCATCTTCGTAGTTTGAGTATTTTTCAGTCATCCTGTATTGACCCATAGTTGCGAAATATTCATTTTCTATTTCAACAATTACAAATGGAGTATTTGGTATGTCGTGTCTTTTTATTAGTTGTTCGTTTGCTGTTAATGGTTCCATAATATTAAAGTTTAGTGTTGATAGACTCAGGATGTGCGCTGGCGTCTGCGACCGGAGGGAGAGACAAGCCGCTAAAGAAGGGATGGATATTATTGTATGTTAACATATATAAGTTTTTTAATATGTAAATTATTTATATTAGATAATATATGTATTAAGGTATTTTGAGTTACATAATTAATATTGAGTATAATTATTATAATTGGTTTTTTAATTTGCTAATGTATGTCAATTGAGCCAATTTTTTACGGTTTTGTTCATATTTTTTTTGAGAATCGTTTTTAATGTCAGAGCCGAACCCTCGGCTAATATTTATCCTTCTTGCTTCTATAATTGCATTTTTATAGTCATTATCGCCGTTAGGGCATTTTAGGTCTATCCTGGTTCCCAATACATACCTTTCCTCTCTATCGAGTTTGTTAAGCCAAAGCTTCTCTCGTTCATCATCGGAATATAATTTGTTTCTATAATATATTGGCAAATTTGATATGCTACCTTTTCGAGAGACATATGTTTCGTTTGTTTTATTATCCAGGTATCTATTTCTTTTGCTGTCGAGACGATTAAGATAGTTTTTACCTATTCCTTTTGATGTATATATTTTTTGGTTGTATTCTTTATGTTTTGGATCTAATTTGGTCATGTACTTAGATACATAGTTAATTGTGGTTTCATTTACATATTGACCAATGTAGACATATCCGTATTTCCATATTTTTTTTATTTCATTAGGTTGGTCAGTGAATAAGATACCGTGAATATGAATTCGTTCAGTTTTTGTTGTTCCTAATTCAGTGATGAGCCAATGTTTAATTGATTTTTTATGGTGTTTTCGCCAAAGTTCTAAAAAATGTCTGACTGCATAGGTTGCTATTTCGTTATCTACTTCGTATGTATAATCATTATTTTTGTTTAATTTATTTTTTATTGACAAAAGGTTGTCTTCATTAAAGGTTAAAGTCACGAATACTCCAGTTTTGTCGGTTCGTATTTCTTCGAGTAATCTAGTTTTCCACGAATTAGATTTTTGTTTTTTACATTCAATACACCTACCACACCCGATAGGGACATATAATATGCGTTGGTCATTTGGTTTGTTTGGTGGGTTATAATTATTTTTTTTGTTAGGCTGATATTTTGGATTATCAATTAATTTAGGATAAAGGCACATTATTTGAATGATCTAGATAGGTTAGTAATTCCATCTATGAGTTTACCACTCACGTAGTATTGTCCGTTGATATGAGCTACTTCTTCCATTACTTCGGCATGTTTATCAGCCTGATATTTTTTCATGCGGAAATCCATAGTTTGACCTCGTTCCTGGACACGGCCATGGAAAATAGAAGCATTGTAATTCATGGTTTGGCCTCTTTGTGTGTCTTTACTCGTTATGTCTTGACCTCGTTTAATTAGTTGGCTATTAACTTCGTTTATATCAATTTGCTCGCCTTCTTGGGAGATTTTTTTCCAACCCTGCTTAATTTCCTCTCTCATTTTATTAATTTGAGCATCCGTTAATTTAATATTATGTTTTACGGCTTCGGCTTGTAAAGTTGTTAGGGCAATGTTTAGGTTATTTTGTTCTACCAGTTGGTTCAAAAGTTGTTCCTTTTTAGATAGTTCTTTTTCACTCATTAAAATGTCGATAGCTAATTTATCATTGGTTTGAGTTATATTTTTTAAATATTCATTTACTTTCTTTATTTCAATATCTTTCGTTGCATCTTTTATATACGTGTCTAATTCTTTTAGTTCTGTGTCTGCTTCTATATTAAGTGATTTAGCATTTTCTGTGGCGATTTGACTGGTAATTAAATTATATGTATTTTTTAGGTTAGCTGTATTTGCAGTATTTAACTCAGTTACTGATTCAGTTTCAGCAGTTTTGGCACCCTGTGTATATTCTGCCTCTGCTTCGTTCTTTTTAGCTTGTGATTTTAGTAGGTTAATTTCTGCAAATGTTTTCATATATTCGATTGCTTTAATGTCAATCATCGGTGCTTGTCCAACGGAACCCATTGCGGCACTTCCACCGGTTTGCGAACCTGTAGTTCCCCCTGGTCCGCCTTTGCCGTAAAGGAGACCAGGGTTAAGTCCTGCGTTTTTAAGCTGTTGGACTTGGGCCTCATAGCCTGTTTTATTCCACATATCCATCTGAAGTTCATGACCCTGCCTATTTAACGCCATTTGGTTAGAGTGTTGGATGTCCATTAGCTGTTTCTGTCTTTCAAATTGCTGATACGCAGCTAACTGGCTGTAGTTTTGTTGTTGGTCACGGCTCCAAAGTCCTGCGCCAAGTCCGATTAGTGAAGCTAGGATATCAAACATTTTTCGCGTCTTTTTAGTTAAAAAGCGTATATATATAACTTGATAATAAAGTATGGATGCGTACCGGAGGACGAATGATATTTATTCATTTTCAGCCATCCTGGTATTATCAGATTTGCCACCTTCTACAATTTTAAGATTAGGTTTATTTTCCCGTTTAGCCTTGTGCGATTTTTCGACGGCTGTCATTGCATCTGTAGCAATTTCCCATCGGTCTGTTCTTACATTAGTTTCAGGTAAAACACCGGCTTTTCTTTCAGAATACAATAAGCCTACACCTTCAGCCTTCATGGGTTCATTGTTGTCTACCATTCTAGCAATTTTTTCCTCAAGAGTCTCACCCTCTAATAATTCTTCAACATTAATACTTGTTTCCGGATAATATGGGATTTTATACATGATTTAGGTTTTATAGATTTGGAATTTGTTTTGCGCTCATTTTACGTCGGCAGGTGATATTGTTACTAATTTGTATCCAAAAATTTTGAGCGTCTAATGCAGTTTCAGCGAAGATTTGGTTAAATTTAATAGGGTCAATGTACGTGCTTCCGTCTTTTAGGGAACCATCAGCATTTCTTTCATATCGCCTATTTAATGTCATCCACATAGCGTTATCTTTAATTGCGAATGATCCGTAGCATTTATTTACATTGGTCATGTAATTAAGCCATGCTGGCTGTTTGCCTAAACTTTTATATCTTGGATACTGTATACCTGTTATATCTTCTATTACTGTATCGGACCACAAAAGCTGGTCGGTAATTAAGTCTTGGTATGCAATAGCATCTAAAGCTGGTTTATGTAGGTCGTCCAAAGTTTTTAAATTCATATCCCAGGAATTGCCTTGACTGTAGTCTACTCGTGGAGTTAAACTTACTATTCCCATAATGTATGATGGTTCGTTTGTTTTAATGATGACTTTGCCTCCTTTATGTTTTTGAGTGAGTCGTCCTCGTCCTGCTAATGTTCCTAAGGGTTTAAAATTATTGTCAATGTTAGATTCAGAATTAGATACAACCTCTTCAAAAGACAGCTCTTTAATTAGTGATCCGTGGTATATTGGGTTTTCTGGGGCCTTTGGCCTTTGGTGCGTGTAAACTGCATCTAACCAATCGTCATAACTGCCTCCGCTGATTGCTATTTGGTTTAGCATTGCATATACCTTCGAAGATAGGTTAAGTGTATCCAAGTAAAAATACCCGTCGTATGTATCGATAGCCGTTACATTAGCGATTCCGTTTGGTCCTGTTATCCATTCGGTTTGAATCCAGTTATTAAATAAATCAGACTGATAGGTCTTAACTACTAATCCTTCTTGGCTAAATTTAAGAGGGAAGTTTCCTAGGTAAAGGTTTAATATAAGATTATAAGGTTTTAAATTAGCGTTGTTTATTTGTACTGCGTTTGGATCATCAACTGACCTAAGCAAAAATTTACGCATTTTATCAATATCTTCTAATGGAAATGCCGTTAGTTTAGGTTGGTTGTTTTTAAAACTATTCTTCGTATACAGTATAGTTTGTCCTGGAGTTATTTTATTAAATATAGTTGGTCTGTTGGCTATTGGTAAAACATAATCTTTACATTCTAGTCGTATTGTTGTTGTTGTGTAAAATACTGATATATTTAACCATAATTGGTTCAATGAATATAAGACACCGCTTGCGAGTATGAATTTGTAATCAAAGTCTAATTGAGGTTTTTGACCTTGCCATCCTGCGCCTAACGAAAGGTAAATTGTTGCATTAAAATTTTGACTAGCATTTGTTGGTGAAAATGTATTTATTACTAAATCTTGTTGAACATAATTTGTAAATTCTACCGTTATCATGAATGAATCAATTCTTGCACCTGTTGGTTGTGGAGTGTCTGTATGAATTACATAGGCATTGGTCTCTTGTTTATTAGCGTAGTAATTTTTAAAAATATCATAATATGCTAGCAAAGGTATCGCATTGAATTTTCGGTATATGTCCATTGTTTGTGAAGGGTAATTTCGTCCAACTCCTCTAACACCTAAATAACTCATAATTGAACTTGGGTTTATTTGGCTATCATCTTCAATAGCGTCGTAAACTGCACCAACATTTACTACTGGCAATTTGATATCGCTCATTTTCATTCCGATATTGAGCAAATTCATATGAAGTTTGCCGTTATACAGTCGCATGGGTACTTCGAATATATCGCATTGAA